AAACTGGTGGCTCTTTCTGGAAAGGTATAACCTCGTTATGGGAAAAACAATTCGGTAGAAACGAAAAACAAGTTACAACATGCTGCTCAAGAGCGAAAAAAGGTAGTTTGTTGTATAGTGTGCCACAAACCCAAAACAGACGTGACGATTGAAGGATTGTGGATGTGTCATTACACAAATCACCATAAGGATTGCTGATGTCACAACATCATGGGTACATGGGTTCGCAAACTCTCAAGAGAGTCAATACCATCATTCCGTTTACGGAGGAACAACGGGACGAGTGGATTCGATGCTCTCAGGACCCGGAATACTTCATAGAAAATTATGTAAAAATCGTAAACGTGGATCGGGGTCTCATCAACTTCGGCATGTTCGGCTTCCAGCGGAAGATGGTCAACACATTTGCCAATAATCGCTTTGTGATTTGTAAGCTGCCCCGCCAAACTGGTAAGACAACAACCGTTACCTCATATTTTCTCTGGAAAATTCTCTTCAATGCCGATCAGAACATTGCCATTCTGGCGAACAAGGGTCGCCTGGCAATGGAAATTTTAGACAAGATCAAACTTGCTTATGAGTTTCTTCCGCTCTGGATGCAACAGGGCGTTGTGGTGTGGAATCGCGGAAACATCGAGCTGGAAAATCGGTCCAAGGTTTTAGCGGCGGCGACATCTTCTTCGGCAGTTCGCGGTGGATCATTTACGGCTTTGCTTCTGGACGAGTTTGCTCACGTGCCGCGCAATCTTGCCGATAACTTTTTTGCTTCGGTCTATCCTACAATCTCGTCGGGGAAGACCACACAACTGATCATCATTTCCACTCCTCTGGGTATGAACCATTTTTACAAATTATGGACTGAAGCCGAAGAAGGTCGCTCAGACTATGTGCCCATCTCGGTTCACTGGAGCGAAGTTCCTGGAAGAGATGAAAAATGGAAATCGGAAACCATACGGAACACCTCGAAGGAACAGTTCCGGCAAGAAATGGAGTGCCAGTTCTTAGGCTCAACCAATACGCTGATCTCTCCAGAAAAGCTGCGGGCGTTTGCATGGAAACCGCCGCGCAAGGATAATTGGGGTGTCGATATTTATGAAGATCCCATTCCGACTTCTTCCTATGTCATATGCGCCGATACCTCACATGGCGTTGGACTAGACTACTCGGCCTTCACAGTGATTGACGTCACCACGTTCCCCTATCGGTTGGTGGCTAAGTTTCACTCCAACACGGCTTCTCCGATATACTTTCCCGAGGTCATCGCTCGAACGGGAAGGCTATACAATAACGCCTACGTTTTGGCGGAAACCAATGACATCGGACAAGCCATGGTCGAAGCTCTCTTTCGAGATCTGGAGTATGAAAACGTCTTTTCGACAACCATGAAGGGTCGCGCAGGGCAAAAGCTCGGTGCCAGCTTTGGAGGCGTGCGATCTATCCTTGGCGTCAAGATGACAAAGCAAGTGAAGTTTATGGGTTGCTCGAACATCAAAGACATCATTGAAACAGACAAGCTCATCATTGAGGACTTCGACATTATTCAGGAGTTCTTCACCTTCATCTCTCGAAAAAATTCATATGAAGCCGAAGAAGGCTGCCATGACGATTTAGTTATGACTCTGGTTCTATTTGGATGGTTGGTTCGGCAACCCATGTTCCGCGATCTGACCAATAATGATATTCGGGCAAAACTTGCCGAGGAACGCTATGCCAATCTGATGGATGATCTACTCCCGGCGGGTTTCGTGGATACAGGCGAAGAAGTCGAAAATCTGGAAAGGCCCTCTCGGAATGAAGACGTTTGGCTGTAAAAGGAGGTTTTACTAAATAATCGCAGGAGATTCTGTTGAAGCAAGGAGCATTCCGATGGCCTTTCAAATTAGCCCAGGCGTAAACGTCACTGAAATTGATCTTACGACGGTCATTCCCGCAGTTAGCACCACGGAAGCTGCTATTGCCGCCCATCTTCGTTGGGGTCCAGTAGGCCAGCGAGTTTTGGTGGATTCTGAGGACACTTTGGTTTCACAATTCGGCGCACCGAATTCCAACACAGCTGCCGACTTCTTTCCTGCCGCCAGCTTTCTTGGATATGGAAACAAGCTTTTCGTATCTCGTGTGGTTCGCGCCAACACAACAAACTCTGATGCGAATGCAGCCAGAAACGCGACTTCTAACGCAGCCAATTCCCAACTCACAATTATCCAGAACGACGAACAGTATGAAACAACGTTCTCATCTGGAATCACCGGCGTCGGAACCTGGGTTGCCAAATATCCGGGATTGCTCGGTAACTCTCTGCGCGTTTCCGTTTGCTCTTCTGCCAATGCGTTCAGTAGCACGCTGACTGGTACCCTCGCGTTCTCGAACAACAGCACAGCAGTGACGGGAACTGGAACCGCGTTCAACACACAAGTCACTGCCGGGGATATCCTGTTCGCCGGACCGGATAGAATTCCTGTCCGAGTGGAATCCGTCGGAAACGGAACCACACTGACGCTTTCCAGCAAATATGTTGGAAATAATATCAGCCAAACCTCGGTGACACGGAACTGGGAATTTTATAACTTCTTCGATACAGCCCCTGGGACCAGTGACTATGTTGCGACTCGGGGTGGTTCCAACGATGAAATGCACATCGTTGTTGTTGATAAGAACGGACAGTTCACGAACATTCAAAATAACGTCATGGAAAAGTTTTCCAATGTGTCGAAAGCTTCTGATGCTCGGGCAGGAGATGGATCGGGAAGCTATTACAAGAACGTCATGAACGACACTTCTCGATTTGTGTGGTGGGCAGCTCATCCGGCAGGAATCACGCATATCGGCAAATCTGCCCAGGCCCTGAACTTTTCTGTAGGTTCACAGAGCACACCGAAGAATTCGGATCTTAACAATGGGCGAGATGGTTCCTTGCCTCGGGACGCAGATTACGTCACGGCATATAATCTCTTCGCTTCTTCGGAAGATGTGGATGTGTCTCTGATCCTCTTGGGTGAAACCAACCAAACTCGTGCGGTTCACGTTATCAATAACATCGCCGAAACTCGTAAGGACTGTATCGCAGTTATCTCTCCTCGTCGGAGTGATGTTGTGAACAACTCTTCCTATGTCAACAAGGAAGCGAACGATATCGTCACGTTCCGGAATCTACTTCCCTCCAGTTCCTATGCTGTTTTGGATTCGGGTTTCAAGTACATGTACGACAAGTACAATGACGTCTATCGGTTTGTGCCCACCAATGGCGACACGGCCGGACTCATGGTTCGGACCGACACACAGTTCGATCCTTGGTTCTCGCCTGCTGGTTTCAATCGCGGTCAAATCAAGAACGTCATTCGAATGGCGTTCAATCCTGGTAAGGCGGCCAGAGATCTGCTTTACAAAAATGGCATCAATCCCGTGGTCACATTCCCTGGTCAGGGAACCGTTCTTTATGGAGACAAGACGCTCCTGGCGAAACCTTCGGCCTTTGACCGGATCAACGTTCGCCGTCTCTTTATCGTTCTGGAAAAAGCGATCGCGACGGCTGCTAAGTTTTCGCTCTTCGAGTTTAACGATGAGTTCACTCGGGCGCAGTTCCGCAACCTGGTCGAACCGTTCCTTCGGGATGTTCAAGGACGTCGCGGCATCTTCGACTTCCGCGTCGTTTGTGACGAAACCAATAACACGCCTGAAGTCATCGATCGCAACGAGTTTGTTGGAGATATCTACATCAAGCCCGCGAGAAGCATCAACTTCATCCAACTGAACTTCGTCGCGGTTCGGACTGGCGTGGACTTCCAAGAAATCGTGGGTCAATTCTAAACCTCTCAGGGAGAAATCCAAATGGCAGTTAACATCAGTCAGTTTGCTGCGGCAGGTCTCCCTCTTGGAGGCGCTCGTCCGTCGCTCTTTCAGGTCACGGTGGAAACTCCCAGCGGTGTTCCCAACGTCGGTTCTCGATTTGCCTTCACGTGCCGTGCTTCCCAAATTCCAGCCAGCACATTGGGAACCATTCCCATTCGGTACTTCGGTCGGGAAGTGAAGTTTGCCGGAACGCGCGTTTTTCAACCGTGGAGCACAACTATCCTCAACGACGAGGATTTTCAAGTTCGTCAGGCTATGGAAACCTGGAGCAACCTCATCAATCGTCATGAGGCGAACTTGAGGGATAGCGCTCTTTTGACCAATGCGTCCTATCGCACAACGGCGACGGTGACGCAGTTTGGTAAGACCGGGGCACCAATTCGCTCTTATCAATTCGTCAACATCTTCCCAACTGAAGTCGGAGCCATCGAACTTTCTTGGGACAGCGGCGAAGCGATTGAAGAATTTGCCGTCACGTTCGACTATGACTTCTGGCGAGTCGTGGCACCAACAACCACAGGAAACCTGAACAC